CTCGTTATATTTCCAACCATTCATCTGCCCATTAAATGCTAAGAAGTGTTTGTACTCTTCAGCTATATTCTCTGGCTTAGTATGCTGACATACATAATGTAATTCAGGTATGTCTTTCGCCCATTCAGGCAACATATCAAAGTACTCACCTCTACCATGCCAAGATTCTTCTTGATCAAGCATCATCGTATCTCCTTTGTCTTTTATGCTATTGGCTTTGTCCACTTTGTGAACTTCAAGTGCCTTGTTAATCATCTCTTGATCCCATGTATACGGTATTGATACTTTCATCTTTATTCTCCTTTCTTCTCTGATGCTTCTTTGATTTCTTGTATGATGCTATCATCTGCTACATACACGTAATGAATCTTCACTCGATTCATTTGTACTGCCATTAGCGGATCAATAATGTCTGCGTTCATTAATGTTTCTAAGACTCCTTCATTCTCTGACCAATTCTTAATAGCTACTACTCGCGTTGCTAATGAAGAGTCTTCATCATTAACTGTGGCTTTAGCTACTGGTGCATCATCTTCAGCACCTTTGATTAAGATGGCTGGCTTTCCATCTGCATATACTGAGCCATAAACTATGATAGCTCCCTTGTCGTACTTCATTAGGTTATCTTCTGCGCTGATATATTTACTCATGCTACTTCCCTTTCTCTTCTAAATTTATCTGTGCATTCATCACATGCGCCAGATGGTTCATTGATTACTGCGTATTTTCTGCATACGGTGCAGTTACTAGACCACTCACCAGTTTCTATATTAATATCCCATCCAAACATTGCTGCTTGAGCTACCTGTGCTAATGTGTATTTCATATTAACCTCCAAAAATAATTAAATTCACCAGCACACAGAAGAAGTGTGGCAACCAAGTTGAACCCACGAAAGAATTCCCATCAAATCTACCCATTAAAGCCAACCAATTAGCTGTATCTAGCATGTAGTTAATAACTTTCATTCATTATACCTCTGTGTTTGTGATTAATAAGGTGTTGATAACGTTAGATAGTGGGTTGGTGATTCTTATTAGCCCATAATACGCTAAATGTTGCTTATTATAACCGTTACGTACGCTTATGCTCCATATATGACACACAAGCTGAGTCCCGAGGGTGCATATACCGCTGTACTGCCCTCTTGGGCAGGAAATAAGACATGCGAGGAACGAGCATGACATTTCTTTTATGCTGACAAAAAAAGGGAACCTCCGCGTGGGAGGCTCCCCTTGATAGATGTTAGAAGTTAGCGTTGAGGATTGATACGAGCATTGGATCTTTATGCTCGACCTTTGCGCTAGTTACTAGCTGCATATCCTCGAGTTGTGATGGGATGAAGCGTTGCTTTGCAGCCTTAGTTTTAATCGCGTGGAGTTCGAGATTGAACCATACGCGGAATCGCTCGGCGGCTGCTTTAGCTGCGGCTTTCGTTTTGGGATAGACTCGCGACTTGCCATCAGCATCAACGTCTAACTCAGAGACTCCGTATGTACGGGTGAATGAGTTAGCCCAACCTTTCGTAGTGGCTGTGGCTTCCTTGGTGAAGGTGAAAGTGTAACCTTCATCGCAAGAGATGATGCTGATGGTTAAGCCGTAATCTTCAACGTTGATATTAGATGTAGTGTCCATGTGGACCTCCTAATGTTGCGATGGACTCCCAATGATTCCATCTATACCCAATAACAGAAGAAAGTACGCAACCAACTATCCACACGGTTTAACTGTACGCGAAGCGGAAATAAGTCACACGACGAAGGAGTGTGTCTATTACTCTTTCTTCTTATGGATCCAACGGCACGTTGGTGTGATCCAACTGACATCAGTTGGGCAGGGGGATTATTAAGGGGGATAAGATCTCCCTTAATCATTCTCGTAAGAGAATTAATGCCTACTAGTATCATTACTAGTAGGCTAATAGCTACCCCGTAGCTATTGATGGTGAAACTCCCCCCGCGTTTCCAAAACGTGGGTTAACAGAATGGTTCACCATCCGTTAAACAAGATCAGTCATCCCCCCAAATGCGAATTAGGGGAATTGTGTGCGAAATAACGCTATATAAGGGAAGAACAGAGGACGATTTCGGGCAACTGCGTTGCCCGGTATTTTAGCAATAGATTTGACGGATGATTGTGTTTATGATATTTAACAACAAACACAGGGACGGAACATACATATAATAATAACTAATTGCCACTAACAAAACAATGAAAGGAAGAGTTATGGCTACTAGTGCAGAATTTTGGGAGTCGTCCAGTTACGGCCCCGGTGACTCCAACGCTACTTATGAATTTCTAAACGCTCGTTCTCCTAATAGATATCATCTAATGAGAATGTTGCGTAAACGTGGTATGAGAAATTACGGAGAGATACTTAGTACACTATTAACTGATTCTTCTCCTTCTTCTACTGCTAGTGTCACTACTACGCAAGTTGATCACACTGTTAATGTTAATGCGAACAATATGGGTGGAGTTAGAGGTACAACTGCTAACGAAACTATGGACTTAACTATTAATAGTGACAAAGATGACGCAAGTGCGAACACGGCTCGGGCTGTTACGGCTGCTGATGTAACTGCAATTCAGACGGAAATTATTCCTTCTGGAAGTCGTGCTAATCGTGCGCCATCTACTTATCCTACTGATGCTTCTGGAAACGGTGGCGGTGGTAAAGGCGAGAATGTCTAATGGCTGCTGGATATAATGCTCAAGGGCAGTATGTAGATCATCAAGGCAATCCAGCCCCTGATCCCCGAACTGGAGATATGGCCCCGGCAATGAGTCAGGCCATATCTAATTTATTTGGCACATCTTATACTCCCGGAAGAGCTTGGGATCCAAGTATGGGACCAGAAGAGGAGTTTGATCCTAATGTTCCACACGATCCAACTGCATTAGCAACTGGAAGAAGTACTGGTGGAACTTTTATGCCACAACAAATAGGTATGGTAGGTGGCCCAACTCTGCCAAAAGGTATTCAAGCTGATATTGATGCACAAGATGCAGCTATTGAAGAAGAAACTGGTATGGCTGGAGAAGTCTTAGCTAACATTCCTGAGTTTGCTCAAATGTCTGCTCAAGGTCAGGGTGATCCCATGACTGAAGATGATAATATAACTGCACCTCAATTTCCTGTACCTCCTCTTAAACCAGAAGCTCCAGAAGAAGAAGGCTTCTGGTCTTCAGTAAACAAAGAATTTCTAAGAAGTGCTTTAGGCATTGGTGGTGGATCAGCTGATAGACAAGCTGCTGAAGCAAGAGGCGAAGATTACGATGACATTAAGTATGGTGAAGGATTTCTAGCAGATGTAAATAGATTTATAGGTGCGCCACTTGATGCTCTTCCGGGACTTCCAACTATATTTGCTGGTGCGCCAGCCCACGCCCCCAGAATGTGGCAAGCTATACAGAACATTATGAAGCACGGACTAATTGGTCCTAGAGGAAGAGTAAGAAGTATTCCTATGGGATTTCCGGGTGATAAAGCAAGGCAAGCTGCGGCAACAGTGCCGGGAGCATTATCAACAGCTACTTATAGTTCTAGGAATCCTCCGGGTGGTGAAGCAGCACAAGCTCCAGAACGAGTAGGCACTAAGAAAGTCAGACCTACTACTACTGCGGCTCCACAACCTCGGCGTGTAAATCAACGGGGCCAACCAATAAGATAATGCCCTTACCTATTGGTACAGAACCATTAGTTCTTGCTGACGGTACTAAGATAAATCCGTTAGACGGTAAGATACTAAAAGATGATATTCTCGTTGAAGTTCCCAACACTAGGGAAATTCAACGGGATATTGTCGCTGCTAGAAAAAGAATAGCAGACTTACCCCTCCCACCAGAACAAATGAATACTCTAAGTCTTGTTATGGCTTATTCAGTATTCGGTTTATCTGATAAAGATATTAGTAGTGTACTTAGTCTTAGTGAAGACCAAGTACATAATATAAAGATGAATAATGTATATAATGAGTTGCAGCAAAATTTAGTTCAATCTATTATTCATTCTGATGCAACAGAAGTCAGAGACTTATTTGTATTAAACTCTAAGACTTCTGCACAATTGTTTATTGATACTGTTAATGATAAAGAGATGGGCATTGGAACACGTTTATCTGCTGCTAATAATATTCTTGATCGTGCCGGTCATCGCCCTGCTGATATCGTGGAGCATCGTCACAAAGTTGAAGGCGGGTTACGAATCGAATACGTCAAAAAAGAAGAACAAGACATCCCAACAATAGATATAACACCTGAAGGAGTTATGTAATGGCTACAGTAACAGAATTAAGTGGTAACGGTGGTGGACGAACTGGATCAGGTCCAGAAAATGAATATAGTCGCCCAAGTGTTACAGCTAGTGCTTTGTATGGATCAACTGTTCCTTCTTTCGTAGGACAAAAGGGAACTGACACTACTAACGATGAGGTATGGGTTGCTCAACGTACTGATGTTACTAGCACAACTGCTTTGGCTAATACAGATTGGGCTAGAATTGAATAAGATTTATGCCCACATTCAGATTATTCGAAGGAAGTCTACAAGATAGATTCCAGAAGTCTCGTTCCAAAATACAATTGTATGGTGGAGGATTTGCTAATGGCAAAACCGCCAATGTTTGTATTAAAGCGATAGAGCTTGCCAAGGATTATCCCGGATGCAATGCGCTTATGGCGAGATCAACTTATCCAAAGTTGAACGATACACTTAGAAAAGAATTTCTAAAGTGGTGTCCAGAAGATTGGATTAAATCATTTCCTAAGAGTGCTAATGGATCGAACACCTGTACGCTCAAAAACGGATCGACAATCAACTTTCGATATATCGCACAGCAAGGGAAGGGTGCTAATGAAGCGACGACAAGTAACTTGTTATCAGCAACTTACGACTTTGTGGTTGTTGATCAAATCGAAGATCCAGAAATTGTTCACAAAGATCTTCTAGATTTACTAGGACGATTACGTGGCATGGCAACTTACGAAGGCAACGATCCGTCGATGCCTAGTACTGGTCCACGTTGGATGTTGATTACCTGTAACCCAACACGTAATTGGGTATATAGAGAATTAGTTAAACCACTTCACGATTTAGAACGTGGAGTAGTTAATGATAAACTAATGTGTGAAACAGATGAAACAGGTAAAGCATTATTAAATGAAGATAGTCTTCCTACTCCTATTATTGGTTTATATGAAGGAAGTACTTATGAGAACAAAGATAATCTAGAAGCTGACTTTATACAGACATTAGAAGCATCTTATCATGGACAAATGCGTGATAGATTCTTATTAGGACAATGGGCGAGTTACGAAGGATTAGTTTATCCTTCATTCGATGAATCAGTACATGTTATGTCCCATGAGAGTATAGTAGGATATTATAACCAACTACTAACTCAAGGAGCGGAGATAACTCATCTTGAAGGTTACGACTACGGACTTGCTGTGCCGTATTGTTATATATGCGGTTTCGTTGATGTGCTTGGTAATATATTTCTGTTGGATGGCGGGTACGAAAAAGAAACGCCACTAGAGATACAGGCCAACAAGATTACTGAATGTCGTAACTATTATAAGATTCCATACGACAACCATATGTACTCAGATCCAGATATCTTCAGACGTAAAGGGGTAAGTAAAGGAACAGTCGGAAGATCTATATCCGATATGTTTCGTGATGATGGAATCTATTGTACTAGAGGTAACAACGATATTGCTAATGGTATAGTTAAAGTATCTCAGTATTTAATTCCACAAAGGAATCACCAGAATCCAATTACAGGAATTTATAATTCACCATACATATACTTTAGTGATAGACTAGAATTCGTTATCAACGAGTTTACTTCTTATTACTGGAAACGTGATCCTCGCGGAGATATACTCGACATTCCAGTAGATAAGGATGACCACGCGATGGATACTATTAAGTATATGTTGTCGCATAGACCTAATGTATCTAAGTTGATTGTTCCACAAGAGAATAAAGAACTTGGCTGGCGTAAATGGGGAGAACGAGATCTGCCAGAAGCCACAAGGAATCTGAGATATGGTTAATCTTGTAACTCCTCAAATGCTGAAAATTTTAATGCAGAGGAGAAAATCGGCACAGGCCAAAGAAGATAAAACCGTAAACCCTAAGATTATTAAACCACTTAGGCGTGAGCAATATGCTATATCAAAAAGACTTGAAGCAGAAAAAGCGGAAGGCGGTCCTACCAAAACTAGACGGATAGACGAAGAACTTACTGATCCTAATAAGACTGCACTTTCTGCACAACAATTAGATCGGCCCGAAGAAGTATGGGCAAGATATGATCAGGAAATCGAAGAAGGAAATATAAGTCCAAGAGAGGATGCCGAGCCTCATCTAGATAGAATTCATAACGAATTGATAGATGACGGAATATTAGAATTAACTGATGACTTCAATCCTGACTTAGCTCCTACAGGACCAGCAGAACTTCAACCAAGAAGACAGACAACTAGGCAATTAAAACAGGCTGGCGAAGAACTTAAAGAACGCAGAAAAAATCCAAAGCCGAAGATTCCAGAACATAGAGTAAAAGAAACTATAGAAGATGCGGAAGGTAAATCGGTTATTGTTGACCGTCCTATGACTCTAGATGAAATACAAAGAACGACTAATTGGGCAAAAGTGGAGAAAGTAGAACCGGGAGAGGCTGCTGATATACACGCTGCACCCAAACGATATTCAGATGAACCTGATATAATGAATGAAAGATACGAAAGGCAATTAAAAACTCTGACTGACCAACTTCCTCCACATATGGATACTCCAGAAAATAGAGCAATTTTGGAGCAACACATATTTGATGCAGATGCTATGGATCGATCTGTAGGACAAGTATTCGGAAGAGATAAAGAAGCCTTTCCCGATGTAGTTGATCCCGATGCTGGATCAGTTACGTCACTAAGTAATGTTGATAACTTTAATCTTAGACAATTAGAAGATCTATTTGTTCATGGAGTTAAAGGAGATACTCCACAGAAAAGAGCAATAGAAAGAGTTAGGGCTGAAGCAGCCAAAGCCGCTGGAGAATCAGGCAGAACGGGATTAGTACAAGAAGGTGGAAGAGTTAGGGCTGGCTCTGTTCCAGTAACAAATCCAGCAGCTAATTATAGAAATCCAGCTAATAGGCCAGCCTTTAGAAAAGCTCGTATATCTCCAGAAGGAACTATTGAAGCTCCTAGTTATATGCGTGAGAATATAGCAAGGTTTGAGAAAAGTCCTGTCACTGATCCTGTTAGAGAAGGAGCTATGGATGCAGTACAAGAAAAACTAACTGGCCCAATGACTCCAAAAGCCGCTGCAAGACAAGTAGCACAGGAAAAAGCAGCACAACAAAGATTAATGGAATTGATGTGGCAACGATTAGGCAAGGAATTAGGTGAGCAACCAGAAAACGATTTAAACTTAGCTACAAAATGGAGTGCTATGTCTTCTGAAGAACTACTCGAAATGATATTTAAGAGAATGATAGAAGAATCGCCAGATGCAATTAGACAACAACAAACATTATTTCCTCTTAGCGAACTCCCATACGATTTTGGACCCTTAAAGGTAAAGTAAAATGGCTGATGAAGATCAAATCCCGACTGATGTAGAAAATAATATCGACCAATCACTCGATAAGAAGCCTACTCGTCGTAAGCGTCAACCTACTTATCAAGTAGTAGGTGATAGCAAGATTCCTGTATCTAAAGCTAATGGTAAGTTGTGGAAATCACGACTCGCTCAATGGCGAAAAGTGTCTGATGAAGTAGCTGATACTTGGGAAGAAGCCATTAGATATTTCGATAATGATCAGGGCAAGCATCGACTTCCAACTGAACACGCAGCCGGAAATCTTATTGGAAATCAAAGACTTAACAACAATATAACTGAAACAGAGAATGTAGTATTCAGTAATGTAACTACCATGGTTCCAGCTTTGTATGCTAGGAATCCAAATGCAGAATTTACGAGTACTACAGAAGGTGGGAAAAGATTTGCAACTATACTTGAGCGATTAGTTAATGTAATCGGAACAAGGCGATCTTCTCCGGGAATTAATCTAAAGCCAAAAGCAAAGCGTTGTGTAGTTACAACTCTTCTAACCAATCGTTCATGGATCGAATTGAATTGGGTACATAAACAAGATAGCAGCGAACAAGCTCTAGCTGATTTATCTAAGTTGTCTATTGATCTACAAAAGGCAAAGAAGCCCCAAGACATTGCTGAGATCGAAGGAAAGATTGATGCTTTAGAGAAAGGCATCGACATTCTTCAACCAGCAGGGCCAACAGTTAAAGTCCGTTCACCATTCGATGTAGCAGTAGATCCTAATAGTAAAGAGTTAGATATATCTGATGCTAACTGGATAATGGTACGTGATTACTTACCAACTAGCTTCATCTTAGCGAAATATGCTGAGAAGAAGAAAGGCAGCGATGAGTATAAGTCTATCTATAAGCCTACACATATTATGAAGGCTAAGATAAACGAAGATGATGAATCACATGATGATGATGTGTTCTCAGTCTACGAGCCTAAAGAGAAGATGACTAACTTTGGATTCGATGATGAAGAGACATTTGAACGTGCTAAGATGACTGAAGTATGGATGGTGTGGGATAAAATCACTCGTCGCGTACTTATGTATAATAGTAAAGATTGGACTTGGCCTATTTGGGTTTGGGATGATCCATTACAACTGGATACATTCTATCCATTGTTTCCCCTTTGTTTCTATGATGGGCCGCGTGGACCACTAACTAAAGGTGAAGTTACTTATTATTTAGATCAACAAGACGCTATTAATGAGATAACTGATGAAGAACGTAGAGCTAGAAGGTGGGCTAGACGTAATATATTCTACAATAAGAATCTTGTAGAAAGAGAAGATGCCGAAGCCGTACTTAACGGTGATGATGGAACAGCTAGAGGAATTAATATTCCTGAAGGGATGAAGATAACTGATGTCATTGGGTCTGTTGTACCGCCATCTATGCAGTTCGAAAGGTTATTCGATAAAGAAGGGAAATATAGAGCGATTGATCGCATATCTAGTGTCGGGGAGGTACTACGTGGAGCGCAATTCAAAACCAATACAACTAACGATGCAGTTCAAGCCAACGTATCGGCGACTAATATGCGAGTGGACGAAAAGTCTGACCAGATCGAAGATTGGATTGGTGCGATCTATTGGGGATTGGCTCAACTGTGTCTTCAGTTCATGGATATCGAAACCGTTGTTAGTCTCGTTGGAGAAGAAGCCAGAGAAGTTTGGGAGAATATGTCTGCCCAAGAAATCAGAGATAGATTCTCAATACAAGTTATTGGTGGAAGCACTAAGAAGCCAACTTCACAAGCTAAGAAAGAAGAGGCTTTGGAGCTTGGGCAAGTTCTCGGACAGTTTGTTAATGCGGCTCCCGGTCCAGTACTCAAAGTCATGCTTGAAGTTATGCAAGAGGCTTTTGACGAAGTTACAATCCGTGAAGAGGATTGGGAAGAGATACTACAGAGTGTAGATCAACAACAACAGCAACAAGCACAAGGTCCACAACAAGGACAACCGCAACAAGGACAACAACCACAACAAGGAGGACAAATGCCTCCTGACCAGTTACAACAAGTATTACAGCAATTACCAACGGAGGTTAAAGCTCAAGTAGCACAAGCTATTGATAGTGGAATGCCTCCACAACAAGCGTTGCAAGCTGCAATGGCGCAGATGCAACAACAACCGCCAATGCAATAAGGGGATGACTTATTATGGCTGAACAAGACCTAAGTACCGATGAAGCTATTCTTGAATCAATTGGAGAAGGAGCTTCGTTAGATGAACCGACTACTGAAGAGACGACAGAAGTTAATACTTCGGAGGCGCAAGAGGCTAGTCCAGAAACACAACAAGCCGATAGTGGACAAAGTAGTGACACTGGCACTGGAACAGAGCCTCAACAACAACAAAATCGTGGTCCCCAAGACCTAGTTGATAGAGAAGGAAATGTAATAGCTAAAGGTGGAAAAGAACGCCGCTTTTACGAACAACTACAATCTACAAAGCAGCAGAATGGGGCTTTAAATCAACAAGTACAGCAATTAGAAAGCCAATTAAAAGCTATAACTGATGCTGGAAATTTGGGAACACAATACGAACTAACCCCAGATGAACTTACAACTGGCGCACAAATAGTTAAATCATTCAAAGATGATCCTGTTGCAACAATTAAATATTTGTTGACACAAGCTCAAGCAGCGGGACATAATCTTGATGATGTCTCTACTAGTGGAGTAGATGCAGCAGCCATAAAACAAATGGTAAATGAAGCAGTTTCACCACTAGTACAAGACAGACAACAAAGAGTTGAAGCGGAAGCTCATCAGCAAAAGGCTATGGAAGTCTATAATGGCTTCATGTCACAATATCCTGATGCTCAAATCCACGAAGGCTCTTTAGCCCGGCTTCTAGAATCTGACCAAAACTTATCACCAGAAGCTGCGTATTTTAAGTTAAAAAACTTCTATCTAGAGAAGGGGCTGGATTTTGGAGTTCCTCTGGAGACGTTAGCTCAACAAGAGCAACAAAAACAACAAACTCCAGAAGTTAATACGCAACAAACACTTCCTTCTGGTGGAAATATTCCCGTCCAGAATGTTACAGACACAGCAGATATTGCTGATGTTGGAACTTCATATGATGACATAATTCGTCAGAGTATGAGAGATGCAAACATTCAGATCTAGGAGAAAAAGATGGCAAGTACTCCAATTGCAACTGTCTTGAACTCCACACTGACTCGTTCTCGTAAGAAGCTGATTATGGCTTCTATTAAGTCTAATGCTCTTATGGCTTGGGCTTTTGCGAACAATCGGGTGGAATTTGAAGATGGTGGTCACGAAATTACGAACCCACTGACGTTGGGACGTAACCCGAACATTTCATCATACGAATACTATGATGAATTACCGATTGCTCAAACTAGCGAATTCGACACAGTTACTTATAACTGGTCGCGTGTTGCTGGTTCTGTTGTAATCTCCGACCAAGAAGAAGATGAGAACCGTGGTACGGCTGAAATCTTTAAGTTGATGAAAGCCAAGATTGATGTCTTGGAAGAGTCAATTAAAGAAAAGTTCAGTGCTTATCTTTACGGTTCTTCTGCTGGTACGGACCCAAATGGTATTACTACTCTAATTCCAGATGATCCGACAACTGGTACGGTTGGTAACATTAATCGTGCTAATGAAAGCCAGTGGCGTACATCGGCTTATGACTTCAATGGTAACTTGGATTCAACGAACATTGAAGAAGCCTTTGATGATATGCTTATGGATTTAACGCTTAAAGGTGACAAGCCTGACTTGATCCTTTGCGGTAGAAATCTTTATAGGCACTATCGTACAGCAGTACGGGATAAAGTTGTTATCAACTTGTCGGAATCTAATTCTGGTAAGAAGATGATGGACTTGGGATTTGCTGGCGTAAAACACCAAGCAATTCCAATGCTTTATGATGAAGATTGCCCTGTTAATAAGGCTTACTTCATTAACAGCAAGTACATTCGCTTGCACATTCTGAAGCATGTCAACATGAAGGTGAAAGAGTTAGTCGCTCCTTGGACGATTGATGCTCATGGTCGCCGTATTGTTTGGCAAGGTCAGTGGTGCTTGTGGAAGGCTTTCCGTACACATGCAGTTCTTATTAACTCGTAATATGGAGGTTGAAGGGGATGTCAAATATTAGACCTCGTTATGAAGTACATAAATTAGAAGGCAAAGTTGAACACGAAATCTTTAATATGCGTGTTGACGATGAAGGTAAACCTTCGGGCGGCTTCGAATCTAAAATAGTAGAAGAAGATGCTGGCTGGATGGTTTACTTCCCCAATGGTGCTTCTATTCGTGTACGCGATGAACCAGAACTGAAACGCCTTGGTTTTGATAAGAGTGCTGACTTAGTAGATATGGACAGCGGTGACGTTGTTGGTAATACAGGACAGACTTCTCTTAAAGCTAGGTCGGAACAACTAACTAGTCGTGGACGAAAGACCCGTCCATCAATTACACAGACCGCAGATAATGGAGAATAATTATGTCTAAGGTCATTCAAGACTATCATCCACGTTCTATTAGTCAGTACGTTCCTAATATGGAATTTGCTGCTGATGTAGTAGGTGATGTACATATTGTAGCACTCGGAAGTCCGGCTGCTGCTGATGCTGACGGTATTTGGGATGGAGTAAGTGCTACTAATAGTGACACTTCTTATACAAGTGCCGATTTTAAGAACACCTTTGATGGTAGTTCAACTTCACTAACCTCAACTTCTGGCATGATCGACGCTACTTATGGTCGTTGTCTTACTGCTACAGGTTCTGGTGGTTCAAACCATGTATGCACGATTACTGGTCGTGATTATCTTGGTCAAATAATGAAAGAAAGTCTTACTCTTTCTGGAACCACTGTTATCTATGGCAACAAGGCATTTAAGTACGTTGATTCAATGGCTATTGCTTCTGGAGCTTCTGGCGACACTTGCGATATCGGTTGGTCAGATCGTCTTGGTCTTCCTTATAAGGCCCAGAAGATTCTTTCTTACACCGAAAACGATGTAAGTATGCCTGTTGATCCAGTAGAAGTTGCTGTTGAAGTAGATGCAACTCGTTTTGCTGCTGGAACTGATGTACTAGTTCCTGCACCTGTAGCTGGACAAATTACTGGAGTTAATTCAGTAGTTACTACTGGCACTACGGGAGCTTCAACATCTACTGTTGTAGTTGGTTCTACGGATGTTGGTGGACTTTCTATCGTGATTGCTGGTGGAGCTTCTGTTGCTGACTTAGATAGTGACACGGCAACTACGGATGATGATCAAGCAACTAGTACTGTTGCCAAGTACGGAGCTATGGGAATTTCTCCTGATAGTACTCCTAGTGCTGGTGCAGCTAATTACTTTATCACTGTTGAACCGCTTACGTTTGTTCCCGGACCTGATACAGACCCACAAACTGCAACAACGGAAGATCCTCGCGGAACTATCCTTGTTACTACAGCTTGTGATGGCAGCAATGCCTATGAGGTTCGTTACAACGTAGACACCGCTGATCTTCACGGTGTTGAGCAGTATAACGGCTAATTAGGCAGGGCGGGGATGTTTAGCCTCCCCTTCCATTCCCGCCCACTTAATTATGGCAACATTATCACAACTAATAGCTAGAACTGCTGATCGTCTTTCGATGGTTGCGGGTACTGGTGTTCAGGTATACGCAGAAGATCGTATAGCTGAAATGCTCCAGCATAAATTTGATGTGTTATTTGATGAAGTCTTCTGGCCTCAGTTTATGTCTTGGGAAGAATTAACTCTAGATGGTACGCTTGGAATCGTTACCACAGATATGACTAGTAAAATTAAACGGTTCGATGATATTAGAGTCATATTCGCAGAGAATTCTAATACTCCACTAACTAAATTGGCTGGACTTACAACTAATCCATTCGAATTAAGTGGTACAACTCCTGTTCACTATGAACCTTTAGGCTCTGGAAGCACTTATAAAACTTCAAGAGTATTTCAAGTATGGCCTAAAGCATCTACTGGAAAGATAATAGTCCAGTACAGGACGAAACCAGATACATTTGTAACTACAGATGAAATAGACTTCGATGATCAAGCATTAATACTTGGAACAGTATTCGATTATCTAGAAGATGACGGTACTAATCCTAATGCTAGTCAGAAGTTCCAATTAATGTTTGAAGCTAGAGTTAAGCAGTTGAAGAACTTATTCAATGCTGCACCTATCAGTCTTGATCCTGTTACTTCTCTACCTAACAGCTTCACATTTACTGAACTACCCACGTAATGGTTGATGCTGCGCCTAATTATAGACAGTTTCCAACTCGGCCTTGGAAAGATCAGGCGTATAAGCAGCCGTCAAATAGAGGCCCAGAACTACGTAATGCACCAACAACAATACCCGACCTTGCATTAAAATTATTAGGGAAAGTAGGAATTGAGGGAAGAGGTGTAGCAAGAGAAATAAATAGATTAGACCAACTACTTGATTTTAGTCCTCATAGAGCAGTAGATGATGCTACCAGTGCAATGAGAAGAGGGGATCTCGGGCAATCTGCACTAAGTTCTTTGGGATTTCTTCCTTTAGGTGGAGGTATTCCAAGAATTGCACAGAAATTTAAAAAGAAGCCAGTAGGCTCATTAAAGACAGTAATGTTAGATAGAGGAGGTAAACGCGGCGATTATCCATCATATGGCATTGTAGATGAAAGTGATAATACACTAGCTACAAGAATAACGGGAGATATTGATCCACAAGGGAATTATGGAGTAACTATTGCAGCAGCACATGGCCCAGATACCCACAAACACGCAAAAGAATTACTTGATCAAGGACAAATAACTAAAGACCAATTCGATGATTTCTTTGGCTACGAAACCCCAATAATACATGAGAAATTTAGAACGGGTAGTGATCAATTACTAGATGATATGCTAAAATTACAAGGTATTAGTGGTGGGGTAGGCGATGCAGTAAGAAGTGGCACAGCTTTTGGCAGATCAATAAAAGATATAATGGATACTGCTGGCCCAATGACATTAACAAAGCCACTTAGAAAAGCAAAAGGAAATATAGAAGGTACTAGGGTAACTGGTGCAAGATCTAAAAATAGGATGACACAACAGTTACACCAAGATGATGATACAGGTAGAATTGAAGCCTTTATAGATGAGATTCTTTCTCCGGGCGGCAATGCCTATGCGCGTAGTTGGCAATCAATTCCTATAGATAGACTACGGAATAGAGCAATTAAACAAGGAGTAAAACCAGCAGAAGATTTAACTCTTCCCACACCAAGTAGATTCCGTAACCGTAACTCCAAATTAATGGATACAATTAGACAATCAATGCAACGAGGAAACAGAAAATCGCAGCAAGTACAACGTGGTTTGGATCATCGACAAGCGAATAAAAGAACCCAAGAACTTCTTGATATAGTCAACAATTTCGGTGAGCTTTCCAATGATAGAGATGCTTTAATACAAGCATATCGAATGTATCAAGACGCAAGACCTTATAGAATATCCCCATATCATATGCGGGAGCATCTAGGACCAAAAGGAACTAAAGTTGTACGCGGCGAACAAGGTAGACAAGATAGAATACAAGAAGAATTTGAAAATATATTGAGACAAAATGACATTAGCCCTTCTGAAGTTCTACTTGACCCGGAGATTCCATTCTAATGGTTGATACATTCCTATTCCCCAAAAACAGAAATATACGGCGATCTAATAATCTATTAGACGCAACTATTCGAGATTTCTCTGGTGGATGGAATGTTATTGATAACGACTTAAATCTTACTACCAAGTTTAGTAAGATTCTTCGTAACATGCAGCGGAATGAAGATGGATCAAATGCTGTTAGACATGGGACCAAATTATTTGCTGATACCTCTGATCATCTGGATTCTATCATAGCCAGTGAGTATTTCTCTGGTAATATTATATGTGTAGGAAAGAATGGAAAGTTAGTAAGAGTAGATGCATCTGGAACTGTCTACGAAATCTGGTCTGATGATTGGGCCAATAATCTAGCTGGTAGTCCTAGTGGCTGGAGTACTGGACTAACATTCGCTTCATTTGCATTATTTAGTGGATCTTTAATTGTCGCTAATGGATTAAATAAGCCACTAATAATTGATGCATCACTTAATTGTCAGTATTTAAATGATCCAGCTACAGGATCTAATGCTAATACACCAATAGCTAAATACTTATTAGCTCATGGACGTTATTTAGTAATGGCTGGTGATCCAGACGTACCAGATCGTATACATATATCTTCTACAGATACATCAGGTGTATGGGTAGGAGATGGCGCACCTAATGATTCTGTTGCACTTGATCTAGGTAGTCGGGTTCCAAGTGGAAGTTATACTATAAAAGGTCTAGGAAGTTTCCGTGACAAGATATTAGTATTCTTCGATGATGCTATATTGCCAGGAACTCTAGGGACATTTACAGATTCGGATCATACTCCAACATTTACTGATGCAATTGAAGGTCATGGATCTATATCTCATAGAGTAATACAGACAATCGGTGAAGATGTTTTGTTCGCTGATCAGATTGGAGTTAGTAGTGTTAATCGTGCATTGTTCACTGGATCAGTAAGACCAGAAAGATTCTCCCAATTAGTCGATCCAGAAATACAGAGAGATATCAATAACTTAACTAGTACTACAACCTTGGAAGATCGAACCTTTAGTATATTCGATAGTCAAGCTAGAGACTATATGTTGATGATACCTAATGCTGATTTACTTGATAATACTACAGAGACTCGGACATTTGTTTTCAAGAAGAATGAAACTCTGAAGATTGAGGCTTGGTACGAATTCAAGAATTGGAATTGGTCATCGGCCTGTAGATCTGCATTAAAGAGATTATTCTTTACTAGTGGGACAGAAATATTTCTCTATGGAACTGAGCAAGATCCAATAAGAAAGGATCGTGAAGGCTCAGAAGAAATGTTTGATGATGATACAGTATTTGAAGATTATACTGGATTTACTCCAGTAGCAGATACAGCAGACAGTGGAGTACCAATTCCATTTGTCTGGGAACTTCCTTGGTCGGACTCTGGGCAGAGATTCTTAACTAAATCCAGTAGATATATTAACTTTGATACTCTCGGAGATAATAAATTTACTGCCAATATGTTCACAGATAATATATATAAGGACAAGAAAGACTTTGGTGAAGATTGGGAAGAAGACGAATTAAAGTTTGATGATAGTTTAGGATTCGATGTTGATGTACTTGATCCAACTTTAGAGATGGTATTTGAAGGTGGCGATAGTCCGGGATTTGGTGCAGATGAGTACGGAGATGATTTTGGTGGAGGGCGGCCAACAAGACTAGAACAGTTGTATGCTTGGACAAGTCGTTATAAAATAATGAAACTTCGTATGTCTGGAGAAGCAACGAAAGCCCTAAAATTTGTTTCTATTACAATGGCTTACTCTGTAGGCTCTCCAAGGAGATAAAAAATGGCAAGTGCAGTTGATTCGACATTTCCCGCTGATAATACAAAAGTCTCTAAAGCTACATTTAGAGCGCAAATGTTAATTATCAAAAACGAAATTACAGCCCTACAACAACGTACAAGTGTTGCTGGTACACAAGCATTTAACGCATTTGTTGATGAAGCAGAAGTGCGACAAATCGTAAACTCGTTTCACGATTCGCAAGGGGATGTAATAAGAGACATTGCGTTTGGGCGTGTCTCAATGACTTCAAACGATTAAGGAGAAGACTATGGCAGACAAAATTGGTGTTCTTGGTGAGGCTACGACAGCTACAGCCGCCACTACTACCGCTTATACGGTCCCATCAGGTAAAGGGGCAAAAGCCCAGATTATGTGGAAGGGACTAGCTCACGCTAGTAACTCAAGCGGTGACTTTGAAATTCTTGTTAATGGGATTGTTGTTGCTAATCGCCTCAACATGCCCGCTGGTGAGTATTTCTACTCTAATAATATTACGTTAATTCACGATCCTTCTGCTAGTACAGAACCAGATGGATCAACTCCAACTCTAACTTGCGCTCCAGCACCACAAATATTCTGGCTTTCTGCTGGTGATACAGTCCAATACACGATTGGCACTGATGCTATGCAAGAGATCCACTTTCAAGTGGTAGGAGTTGAAGTAGACGTTTAAGGAGTGGCTTGATGGCTACAACTACTAACTATAATTTCAAACTGATCGACTTCGATCAGATCCCTTGGCATGAGGATGAACATGATAATTGGCATGAAGTGGATGCTTTATTAGCTCGTTATCTGTCTATTAGCAATGTTAAAGGGGTTTGGCAGAATGCTTTAGCCGTTACTGTAGGAGAAAGATACGTTGATTCGTCTGATGATACTATTTGGGAAGTACTTGTAGCACATACAACATCAAGTACTCTTACTTTTTCTGCTGAACGTGCAGCACAGTCTACTTATTGGCAATCAATTAGTGTTGATGCGTCATTTGCTGGAGCTTGGGCAGCAGGAGAAAGTTATACTGTTAATCAGTTTGTTTCCGACTCTAGACGATACGGAGTTGTTACTACTGCACATACATCGGTTACTTCTTATAACCAAGGCGTAAGTGATGGAAATATACTTACACTAATAGACGCATCAGATCTAGTTAGTACTAGTCCTGTAGCTACTACTTTGAGTGTTGGGTCTTCTGCTACTGTGGCCTTTAATGCAACTAATGGTGTATTTACATTTGGTATTCCTACTGGTGCAACAGGAGCAACTGGATCTACGGGGGCTGCTGGAAGTGATGGAGCAGATGCCGATGTAGGAATAATAATTGCTTTGGGATAGGAAAAGGAAATGGCTAATACATTTAGAGTAGTAACATGGGCAGCAGAGCCAAATTCTGCTGGAACTCCCTATACGATATATACAGTTCCTTCAAGCACTACTACGATTATTATAGGATTAATTATTAGTAATCTACATAGTGCAGCAGTAACAGCAGAACTTGAATTAGAATCTGATACTTCTGGAGGAGGTAGAGGAGCTAATAATGGCACATCATTTCTACTTAAAGATGTAGAAATCCCTGTTGGGTCTTCTTTAGAAGTACTATCTGGTGGAAAGATTGTCTTAGAAGCTACAGATGTTTTAAAGATAGATTGTTCAGTAGCTGATAAGACTTCTGGAACATTATCGATAATGGAGATTACTTAATGCCTTTTATTGGTAAACAACCAGCAGTAACAGCATTAAAAACAGGAGATTTAGCTGACGATGCAGTTACTCTTGCAAAAATTCAAAGCGGCACTGACGGCGAATTAATTACTTGGGATGCGTCAGGAAACCCTGCAACCGTAGCGGCTGGAACCAGCGGCCATTTCTTAAAATCACAAGGGGCTGGATCGGTTCCAGTTTTCGCTGCTGCTGGAGGCGGCTTTGCATCCATGCAAGTTTTCACTTCATCAGGAACTTGGACAAAACCATCTGGGATTACCTTGGTTAAAGTTTATGTGGTCGGTGGTGGGGGTGGTGGAGGAAACAATTCTTCGACCAGTTCATCCAACGATATTGCAAGCGGCGGCGGTGCTGGTGGGATGGCAGTCGAGGTTATTGATGTTAGTTCGATTAGTAGCGAAACAGTAACAATTGGTGCTGGAGGTGCTGGAGCTACATCAGCAGGAGCGCAGGGATCAACTGGAGGAACTAGCAGTTTTGGTTCTCATTGTTCTGCAACTGGTGGTGCTGGTGGTGAGGGCGGAACTTTCGGCAGTGATATAGGATTGCCCGGACCCGGAGGTGCAGGGTCAGGTGGAAATATTAATGTTACAGGAATGAACGGATTTGCTGGCAACCAAGGTGGGTTTGTCGGCGGTGCTGGTGGTTCAAGTCTGTTTGGTAATGGAGGTAATTACACTTTTAATTCTGGCTCGTCGGCAGACACTGGTGAGGCTGGAAGCCAAGGTGGTGGAGGTGGCGCAGGACAGCAAGCTGGTGGTAGTGGAGATTCTGATGGTGGTGCTGGTGGTGCAGGAATTGTAGTAGTGGAGGAGTACAAATAATGAAGGCTTTAATTCACGGTACTCGCATCTGCCAAATTGTTGATGACGATAAGACCTTTCAAGCCCACTCTGACTTAAAATGGGTAGATGTTCCTAACGATACAGTTGTTGATGCTGACACTTACGTTGACGGCAAAGTTGTAAAACATGTTGAGCCGACAAAGACATATGCACAGAAACGTAGGGCGGCATATGGAATGATTGGAGAGCAACTTGATATGATTTATTGGGATCAAGTTAATGGAACAACAACTTTTAAAGATCACATAGCCAAAGTGAAATCAGACAATCCGAAACCGGAGTAATTAAAATGGCGTATATAGGAAGAGAACCCGGAAATTCTGGAGTAACCTTTAAGTCTTTTACAGCGTCAGGTGCGGATACTTATTCATTAGATGAATCAGCAAGCACTAACTCTGTCATAGTTAGTATTGGGGGTGTGTTACAAAAACCTGTAACTGATTATTCGGTTTCTGGAACGACTTTAACAACAACAGAAACAATAGCTACAGGAATAGTTATTGATACTTATATTATACATGATGCTGGAGGATCTACTCCTGTTATAGAAGATAATAGTGTTACTACATCTAAGATAGTAGATAACCATGTTACAGGTGCAAAGATAGCAATGGGGTCTGACGCTGCTGGTGATATACTTTATTACAACGGCACTGATTACGTTAGATTAGCTAAAGGCACGGCTTTACAACAATTAAGAATTAACAGTGGTGCTTCGGCTCCTGAGTGGGCAACGGTTACAACGAGTGCTGATTTTGAGTTTGTAAGTTCTCAAACCGCAAGCTCAAGTTCTGATATTGCTTTCACAAACATGGCTGACGGTTATGATTATGAGTATGTTCTTGAGCATGTCCTTCCTGCAAATGATAGTGTGTATATGAAAATTGAACTAGGAGTTGCTGGTCCGACATATAGAACAAGCTCTTATCTCTCAGGCGGTCATGCAATTCAACAGGCTACATCTTTGGGTGGTAATCTTACTGATCACATTCATGGCCCTTACACTTCTGAAACATTCGGCAATGGGTCTGGCGAAGGATTACAATTTGCAACTCTGTACCTAGCCTCACCAGCCGTTTCAGCAAATCAAACTTGTTATAGATTTGTAGGTGAGTTTATGGACGAAAGCACACGACAATGCTTTTTTTCTGGAGGAGGTCGTTATAACTCAGCAGAGGCTCATACGTCAGTTAAGTTTGAGATGTCTGGAGGCAATATCGCTTCGGGTAGATTTTGGCAATACAGACGAAAACGGAGTTAAGAGATGGCAAAGACAACATTAGACCAACGTATGCTTGGTGTAGGTACAGCCCTAACCGATCACACAATTACTGCTTCGGATGTCATCACCTTTGCCGATGTAGGGGATTCAAATTTAACCAAAAAGGATACGCTACAAGGTGTTCTTGATTTGGCTGGTGGAGCATGGAACATTATCTCAACCCAAGTTCCAGATGATGATTCTCACTGTGAATTTACAAGCAATATAAACTCGACATACAATGATTATGTTATTCGGTATGCATTTCTCCCTGCCACAGATAACGTTGAACTTCAAATTCAAATTTATACTAACTCAGCTTGGCAGACATCAAATTATCAGTGGATAGATGCAAAAATCCAAACATCAGCAGGGGCATGGTCAATAAACAGAAGTGACAGTGGTGATAGTGCAATGGATATTGCTGCAAGTCCGGGTATTGGAAATGCTTCTACCGAAGGTATCCAAGGTCATGTTTATTTCACTGATCCAGCATCGACAAGCAAGCATACAATGTTTCAAGGTAATGCTACTTATTGGGATAACTCTGGTGGATATTCAAGGTTAGACTTAACTACATATGCTGGTGGATACAATGGTGGAACCACGGCAGTAACGGGTGTTCGGTTTGCAATGTCTAGTGGAAATATAACATCAGGACGAGCCACTCTTTATGGCCTAGCTTATCAATAGGAGTAATTAAAATGGCAAGATCAGATTATACACATAAAATGGTAGACGGTGAGCGAGTTGATCTTACTGAAGAAGAAATAGACGAGTGCGTTAAGCGTGAAGAAGCATGGGAAGCTGGCAAAGCAGATCGTGCTTGGGCGGCTATCCGAAGGGAACGCGATAGCCGTTTAGTCTCAACAGATTTTTATGCACTGTCCGATGTAACTTTGGCAGATAATATGAAAACCTATCGCCAAGCACTACGAGATGTACCTAAAGATAACTCTGATCCAGTAGCGTTTCAGACTCAATGGCATGATTTTACTGCAAAGAAATCTGGTGTTAGCGATCCTTGGCCTACTAAACCATAGAGGAGGTTGTGAGTGGACCCTGTTACAATCGCTGCTGGTGTTGCTGCATTCAAAGCTGCCCAATCTTCTATAACAGCGATTAGGGAAGCCTTAGATACTGCTGATGATATTAGTAGCATTAGTCATCATATAAGTGATTTATTTCACCATAGTAGAGAAGCTAATAAAGCATACCAAGCACAACATGCTTATAAAGAAGGGGTAGAAAAAGGAGAAATTAAGCCAGAAGAATCTTTACAAGAAGCTATTGATCTTATGATTCATCGTAGAGAAATGGCAGAGATGATTAAAGATTTAGAATGGGAATTAAATAAAAAGTTTCCTACTCCTATGGGCGAACCCACAATGTGGGAGAATATTAAGAGAGAACAATCCCGAATACAGGCTCTAAAGATTAAACAGAAAAGAGAAAGAGCAGAAAGAGCAAAACGAGAGGCAGAAGAATCAAGAGAAAGATGGAAAAAAATTGGAATAGAAGCATTAAAGTTCGGCTTTTTAGTTATTGTCACAATGGGCATCGGTTGGATGCTTCTTACCGCTTATGATACAGGACCAATTAGGTAAAGTAATATGGAATTAACAGCTAGTCACGCAATACAAGGTGTTATGGTTCTTGCAACTGTAGCTGGAGGTTATGCGGTAGTTAAAAGTAACCTTGCTAGAGTTATGGGCGACCTTGAAACATTTATGAAACGCTATGAAAAGCAGAAGGCAGACTTTGATACAAGGCTAGACGACGCAGAAAGTCAACGTGCTGTATTTACTAGCCAAATTGATGTACTAAAAGACATTAATAGTGTTGGAGCATTACGAGATCAGAATCGTGAGATGGCAACACTACAAGCAGAAGTTAAAGTTATGAAGAGTCAAATAGCTCATCTTAATGCAATACATAATGGGAAGCACCCAGATATAAATAAATAGGAGATGTTAATGGTTGGACTAACTATACTAATTTTTACTGTAGCACTTCCGTTACTTATTGGAGTCTTATAATGTTATCTCTTGTTGGATCAGTCCTTGGTTTCGGTACTTCATTTCTTCCAAAGGTTCTTAGTTTCTTTGAAGAGAAGAGAGATCAAGCACATGAACTAGCTATGATGGACAAGCAACTAGAACAACAGTTGCAGATCGGAAAACAAAAGATGCAGATGATGGATATCGAAGCAGATATCCGAGAGACTGAAACATTACATAAAGAACACGCAACAATAACCGCCAAGTCCAGCCAGTGGGTTATTAATTTAAGCTCTTCCGTTAGACCTATAATAACATACTGCTTATTCATTGAATTTGCTGCACTTTCTGTGTGTGTTAATATGGATTGGATAACAATGGAACAGTACAAAATGATTTGGAATGATGAGTTCCAAGCTGTCTGGGCCGCTGTTGTTAGTTTTTGGTTTGGTCAAAGAAGTTTTAATAGAAAATGAAGATAAACAAAGCAGGATTAGACATTATTAAGTACTACGAAGGGTGGTCGAGTCGCCCTTATAAGTGTCCTGCGGGTATTGCTACCATAGGTTACGGTTCAACTTGGGATATTAACGGTGAAAAAGTTAATATGAACCATAAGAAGATAGATAAAGGTCATGGAGAGTTACTATTACTAAGAGAACTAAAACATGTTGATCATGCAATTAGAAAATTAGTTACTGCTGAATTAACTGAGAATATGTACTCAAGTTTAGCCTCTATAATATACAATATCGGCAGTGGAAACTTTCAACGCAGTACTTTAAGAATGAAATTAAATAGAGGTTGGTACGAAGATGCTGCTAATGAGTTTCCTAAATGGAGAAGAGCGGGTGGTAGAATACTTAAAGGCTTAGTGAAACGTAGAGCTAAAGAACGTGAATTGTTCTTGGCTGTATAGGTAGAGTGTTATGGGAATAGCTGACGATTTTGGTGATTTTGCTGAAGCAATGGACGCTGCTGCTGGCAGGGGTGTAGCTGAAGCTGGTGGGGGAGTTTATGGCAGCGGTCAACCGGGTTGGGGCTATGGGACACCCCAATCTATAGCAGACCAACAAGCTGCTAGTGCTGCTGCTGCCCAAGCTGCACAAGATGCACAAGTACAAGATATAATAGATCAGTTAAGTAGTATGGGATGGGATCTTAGTGGTCGGCGTTCTGCGGCGGCGGCTGCGGGATATGATCCAACTGAGCAGTATGGGGGAAAAGGCTACCAAGAAGGAAGTTGGTCAACCGCAGCCAGTGAACTTGAGAATTTGTTTGAAGATATGTCTGTTGGGGCCGGGTATGAAAAATCAGGGATACCTACTCCTGCTGGTAGGACTAATAATCCTACAATGCCTTATAATGAACTATATGATGTATTTGGTATACGTAATCAAACAAGTTTACCTAACTATGATAAAAGTGTTTTTAATGCTAATAAACCAAGAGAAGATGAGCGTGGAATATTTACTAATGAAGCTATGGAAAAACAAGCAGCAGCCGACGCAGCTATAAAGGAAGTAAATAGAACTCCACCATCTCAGCTTTCAGGTGATGCAGCCCAACTCGCTGCTTTTAGAGAAATGGGATATAATCCAAAAATGGCATCGGGGTGGGAAGCCGCCCGTAATACTGCTGGTGATTTAGTAGCTGGTATATTGCAAGGGTTTGTTCCATTTGGTGGGGTAGCGGAACTAGTTGCTCCAGATACTACTAAAGGAATTAGAGGTGGCATAGCTGAAGGAATTAATGATTTATTCGGCACTCATGCTCCCGAAAGAAATCCTTGGAATGCTTCAGGGACGGGAGTTAATCCTAATATGGATCGTGATACATTTGTAGGTTTGGCAGCAGATATACCACCAACAACTTCAGGATTTAGAGGCGCACCTGATCCTTGGGGCGAAACAGATGATGGAAACATACAAGCTATTCGTAGATTCTTACAAGATCCTGTTTACGGTAACATTCCACAAATAGATCCAGCTTCTGCTATGGCAGCTTATCAAAATGCTATTAGAGGTATTGATGCAGTAGTAGGTGAAAGAGGATTTACTGGTCAAGGATATGCACAAGCAGCCAGAGATCGTTCCAAAACTATCTTCGATGAGCTACTTCCCGGACAAGATGTAGATACAATGCTCAATGAGAAAATAGGTAGAGCTTTTGCGGAAGAAGCATTAACCGCTAAAGAAGGTGAGTTTAGGCAACAAGGAATAGAGTCAATAAATCAAGCATTTCCAGAAGGATTCTCTAGTGAAATCTTTGATCCTAAAGCATTTAGTGATGCAGCAGAAAATATATACGGACAGAAGTTACAAGGCGCACAAGATATTATTGCTAGGGCTGGATCAAGAGGTCAATTAAGTCCTAGAGGTGGACGTTTAGCTAGTGAGAGTCTATTATCACAAGGACCAGATGTTCGTAGCGGTATCTCTGATATCGTTAGTGGAGTTAGAAGTGGACTCGAAAGTGGATTAGAAGGAATAAGAGGATCAGCATTAGAACAAGCACAAGGATATAAATTAGGTGATGAGTTGTTTGATGTTCAACCATTTACACAACAAGCATCTGATTATTTAGGTGAACGTGCGCCAGCAATAGGAACTGAAATTAGTGAAGCTATTGGAACTGATCCGTTATTCGACGCTGTTAGTGCCTTACAAGAAGGAGGAAGACAGCAAGGAGTAGTAAGTGGAACACCAAGTTTTCTTGATGTACTAGCAGAAAGAGAAAGTACTCCGGGAACTGGTAGAGACAGAAGAGGACTTGGTTCTCGCGGAAGTGGAGTATTTTAAATGGTATTTTCCCCAAAGGATTTAATAGGTCCAGCAATATCGTTAGGTAGTTCCATCCTTGGTGGAAGCAAAGTGTCTGACGCACAACAAAAGGCTTATGGTCAAACAAGAGCAGATGTTCTAGCAGATAGAGAAGCATCGCTTGATGCGCTAACTGGTGGAGATGAGTTTTCTCAAGTAGGTAGAGGGGAAGGCGGTAAAGGATTTCAAACGAGATCGCCGGGAGCCGATACTGCTTCTGATACTAGAACAAGATACGCAGGGATTGATGCGGCGAATGTTCCCCGTATTCAAGACTTAACTGGTCGAGAAATGTCACCATTCGGGCTTGATCCCGTTACTGGTATTGAGAAGGCTAAACAATTTGTCGCGGGAAGTATTGGTCAGAAACAAAAAGAGTTAGCTAAAGGTGCTGGACAAGTAACTGCTGCTGCACAACGATCTCATGGTGGATTAAATAGTTCTAACTTCCAGCCAGCTTTACTTAATGCACTTAGTGATTACTACGCAAGGGCTGGTCTTCCTGATATTAATAAAACCGCAGGTGATTTATTCTATGACTATGCACAGAAAGGTGAGGGGGTCAGAAGTGCCGCACTAGGTAATTTAAGTCCTCTTGCTGCTGCACCGGGATATGGCAATCAACAGTCTGTAGGACCAACAGCCTCTACTAATATAGCACAGCAACTTAGAACTCCTGCTGTACCAACAGATTATAGTTCAGCTATACCATATGCTGGAATTGCACAAGCAGCTAGAGAGTATACTGATGCTGCGAATACAAAGAAAGAAAATCAAATGCTTCTAGATGCAATAAGACACTTAGGAAATGTATAATGGCTGTTCCTGATATTAATCCACTTGCACTTATTGGTAAGTATAGGGCTGATCCAATAGATCATGGTCCTGTTCAGAAGTTACTAACTGATGCTCATATACAAGGGATGAAAAATAAGGCTGCTGCTGCACGTAACTTATTGGCTCAAAAAACCGCATTTGCTAATAAACTTGTTGGTGAGAATCTTCATCCCGGACAGGAATTTATATCACGAATAGGTATGAATCCGACTGGATTAGCACAGGCTTTACAAACATCTCGCGGTTTGGCTGATAAAGCTACTACTGCTGGAACATTTAGAGATCATATGGCTGGTCTATTATCAGGTAAAAAAGCTAGTATTAATCCAACAGTGCAAGCTGGAACCCCTGCACAAATTGCTGGCGGTAATTTTACTGTTGCTCCCGGACTTCCAGTACAAGAACAAGTAGTTACTAATATTACTGATGAAGCTACTGGTTATAGACCTCCTCGCCCCGGAGAGCCATTTACTGGATTTGTTAAGGGTAAACAATCCACAGGCACGAAAACTAAGCAAGGTCCAGTAGGTCCGAAAACTGATGCAGAACAATTATTTAAGGCTGGCAGACAAGACCAACTGAGATATGGAATGGAACAATCAGCCAAACATCTTAATATTAGTGTCCGACAATTAGTTGATATAGTAGTTAAGGGACTACAAGATGGTAGTGTTACATTCTTTAGAGATCCAGCAAAGAATGGTAGTGGAGTAATAATTAACGGTCAAAGACACTTCTGGAAATGACTGAATTACCTGACCTAGACTTTAGAGATCCAGCTACTATCCCTAAAGGAGAGAAACCATCTGCTCCTAAAGAAAAGGGTAGAGGCACAGATTTATCAGTAACAGCTAGACAAGGTATTGCTGGTGTTACTGATGTAGCTACTGGTATGCCTTCATTAGCTGGCCTAATTCCCGCAGCGATTGGTGCTAGTTACGAAGCAGCAACTACTGATAAACCATTCATGGAAAGTTTTGAGGAACATAATCAGTTACCTTTCATGCGTGGAGCATATGGAATAACTAAAGCAGGGCGTGATGCTGTTAATAGATTTCTAGGAATAAAAGAACCTGTATTAGCAGAAAACCAAGCAATTAGACTACTTACTGGTACGTTTATTCCGGGAATTGGAGTAGCAGGAACACTAGCTAATGCTCCGGGAAAGTTAGCTGCCGCTGGTAGGATGCTTACTCCTGTTATGAAAGTTACTAAGAGTCCAACTGGTTCTTATTTAACTAAAGGAAATGTAATAAGAGGTGGCGCACAAGTTGGAATGGGTGGAACTGTTGATCAAGGGTTTCGAGCATTACAACAAGATCCAGAGTTTCCTACTATGTGGTCTGAGGAAGCTATAAGTGGTGGAGTTGGTGATGATAGATTAGGTGGTGGACAAGGTGATGATGATTTAGATTTTAGACCACAAACTGATCCTAATGATTTAGACTTCAGACCTCCAACATCTTTAGATGCTCCTGTATCTAGAGGACAAAACAAAGGAATGGTTAATAATATAGCCCAAGCTGAAAGGGCTATGCATGAAGAGAATGAAAGAGAAGCTATGTCCGATACTGCGTGGGGCGTGGCTACTGTTTTTGCTGCATTAGCTGGAAGTTATACGGCTAAAAGAGCGATTGGCAAAAGAATACAAGCAGCATCAGATAGGGCTGGTCCTCTTGGTTCTTCTAGTCCAGAAGCTACAGGATTGGACAAAGCGTTTCTTGAAATACATGAAACACATGGGGGATTGAACAAGACTAAGAAAGCCGCAAGTCTAGCTAAATCATATCTACACACTGATTGGACTGATGAAACTCAACATGCCGTAGCAATGTTAAGGTCTAAAGGTGCAGACGAAGATACTATACGGACTTTAACTAATGTTGCTCATAGTGATTGGAAGAGTATAGCTGGACAGTTCGATTGGACAGGAGAGTTGGGGCAGGGAAGTGGAATTAAAACCCACGCTCCTAGAGAATTACGCCTTGAATATCAAGCACTTAACCAAACTGATCCTGTATTACAGATTGGTCCTAAGAATCATTTAACACAACGACAACTATATGATCTTAGTGAAGTCGCAAGGACAGACCAAACTAATAGAACTATGGCTACAGCTTTTGATGTCCTTGAAAGATCAGCAAATGCTAATAGGGAAATTCCCGGACTAGCTGAAGCACTTGCCAAGTCTGATCTAAGTGAAGTTAGACGCATACTTGATACTAACGCTGAAGATGTAGATTACATAAGACGTACTCTTACTGATTTAGAAATAGATGCAAATCCCAACATGGTTAATCGTGATGGGACCACTAAGATGTGGGATACTACACGAGAAATCAGGACAGGATTAAGAGAGAAAGAGGGCGTTAGGAATATTATATGGGGCCAAGGTAGCCGCATAAGTGATGAGATGCTTGATAAGATAGTAGCTGCGGCTGATGCAGATCCAGCTATTAAACAACTAAGTATGAAAACTTCTCAGACTCTAGATGCACTCTTAGATTATAGAGTACATAGAGGAGATTTGACTGTCGAACAGGCTCAACAACTTAGAGATAGGTTTACTATAAACAGAGGCGCGAAGGACCAAAGACTTGCTTATATTCCTATGATAACCAGTACAGACCAGCCAGGAATTCTTGATCGTCTAAAAAGTATGGCTGGATTCAAAACAAGGCAAGCTAAAGAACTAAATTACGCTAAAGAATTACATCAACGATCAGTTGAACATGGTAAGTCTGTTGATAAACCTATGTTACCTCTAGATGCACTACGTAGATATGCTGAGAGTACTATAGAAGGCTCTAACATTAATGCTTATCAACATCACACTCTTAAATTTCTTACTCAAATGCGTCATGCTACTGGTAAAGGTAGCGATGATTTACATGATCTACAATATGTAGGTAGGGATGCTGATGGTAATATTAAGAGGCTAAAAGAATTAAAACAAGGAATGTCAGAAGCTGCTGATCGTTCAAAAAATACTGCTGACCCACAATATTTAGGTTATAGGCCATTCGATACTACTAATGATAGTTTGGGTGAGTGGAAAGGCTTTATTCCATACCCAAAAGCAGCAGCTAGGGCGGTTGATGATGCCGATCCAGAAGTTGTATGGACTATGCAACATGGAAGGCTTCATGCATGGAAAGTTCCTGATGCTGGTCTTCGTGCATCATTAGATTTGAATCGTAACCTTGGTCCGGGGGAACATTTCTTTAGACATTGGAATAGTGTATTCAAAGCTGGAACTACTGGCCCATTATCTATGTTCGCTCCTGTTGCCCATATCTTCTCTTCCCAACAAATAGCTAGTAATATTGTTGGTCGTAGTGCAGCTAAGACTACTGGCGGTGCTATTGGTGAAGGAGCTATTAGTCGGTTGGAAGGACTTAAAGGTACATGGGAACTAATGAAGGATGGATGGGCCAAAGAACGAGCCGACTATCTAGCCCAACGTATCGCAGATAAGATATCTCGCGGAGAGATGCCGACTCAGGCACAAATAGATTTAAGAAATAGATTAGAAGCTGCTTATAGAAATTCATTTAGTCTTAGAACCCAGAAAGAAACTGGTAGAACCTCTGGGTATATAGGTGCAGAAGCTCAAGGATATAGAAATAACTTTCTAGATTCTCTCAACCAGAACGAAGCTAACTTTGTTAATCATGTTGGACTTGGAGAAGCTACTTACTTGTGGCGTATGTGGAAAGCATGGAATCATGCATGGCACGAAGGTCCAGCTTATGCACAAATGCTTAAACATTACCGCAAGAATATACGCGAAGGAATGTCCGAAGCAGATGAAGCAAGAATACTTAGAGAAGGAGCAGACATCTCTAAGGAATTAGCTGGCGACATGAGAAGAGTTGGATCTAGTACAGCAGCTAAGTACTTTAATAATGCAGTTCCATTTGCACCAGCCATGATCCAATCATGGGCATCAATTGGTGGAGCAATTAAAGCTAACCCTCGTAGATTCTTTTCTGGAGTAGCAGCATTAATTGGTGCGCCTACCGCTGCTGAAGTTATGTGGAACTTTACAATGAGTTCCGATGACGAAGTTTACTATGATGAGAATGGTAGGCCGTGGACTCATAACGAATATTACTGGAAAGGGTTTAATGCCCAACAACGTGCCTCTACTAATATAGTAATGATTCCGGGCAAACCTCCTTGGGAAGCACATCAATGGCCTGTTAGTCCAGAGTGGGGATTAATAAGAGGATTTGTTATAGATTCGATGGACGCAATATTTAATTTCTCTGGTACTAGAAGTTTCAATGACTTAAAGCCAGAACAATGGAACGTAGTAGCTGCTGGAAATAGGGTTTTAGATATAGCTATGCCTCCATTATTCGCAGCAGGGTTTACTGCGATCACAGGTCAGAGTGTAAGAGGTGGATTGTCTTTCGATCCAGATAAGGGAGATGTAAGTTTAACAGAAGCTATGCCTATTGGTGGTGGTTCTCGTTATTCTTCTAAAGATATGGCTAATGCCCAAGGTGCTATGGATGAAACAATTGGGGCAATATTCCAAGATATATTTGGTAGTGGTGGAAAGTTATTAGTAGATGTATGGAACGCTTCCAGTGCTGGACGTAATGACAGAGTTAAAGGATCTATCGGTAATGCTGTCCAACGAGGAACAGAAGCCGCTGGTCTAGCCATTAACCAACAACTTAAATTTGGTAGTTCCATATTTGGTAGAACGCATAAACTATCTACTATGCAGCCAGCCGCCAAGAGAATGTTCCGAATTAAAGAGACTATTAAAGGTCTACAGAACATGCGCCAGATGGCAGAGACAGGTGGTGTAGGTGATCTAAGAAGGATCTTTAGTGGAAGTGGTTTTACTAATATGATGAATGATAATGTTGCATGGAATCATGTAGCACTATCAGTAGGAAATCTTACTCAGACATTACAACCGGGAAATGAAGAGATAACTTCTCTTCGTAAGGATAACAACTCTCTTGGAATGGATGGAAGAAAGAGTGTAGGACAGGTTAAGCGTCAGATAGATGCTAACAATGCTGCACTAAATGACATCTACAATGAGCAGTATGCTTTAGTTAAGCAATGGGAAAGAGATATGTCCGAGTGGTTACAAGGCAGACTAGGTGATCCAAGTATAGAAATTAATCTAGAAGGAGATATCCCACAGTCCCGCTTAGAAGGTAAGTCTTTCTTGGAAAGAATGATGACTCCCTAAATACTTAGCTTACCTAATACTTCAGATGTAACTCCAAACTTTTCTATAGTTCTTGTAGCTCTATAGAATTTCTTTCGGCCTACCTCGAATATCTGTATCATACTACATTCATGTAGTACTTTAACTAACGTCCCTAACTCCTTGGCATCTAAGCGTTTTTGCATCTTGCGTAAAAGTTCTGAGTGCAAAATCCCGTCTGATCCAGCAGTAATTAATACCTCTCTCATACGTGTAACAGCATCAGCTAGTCTTGCGTTTTGGCTGAAGTCTCCTCCGAAGAGTTTATTCGCTCCACTTTTAACTCTACTGATAACAGTAATGGCATTTGAGATGTGTTTACTCTGAAGCTCATAGGTTCCGTCGTTGATAGATAGTACGGCTGCGAGGCGTAAGACATGATCATCCTCTCTAGCTTCAAAGCTACCCAAGAATGGATCATTGCTATTTGTTTTGGATCTATACCATTTGGTAAATCTTTTGAGTCCACCATCTGAGATTCCGATAGCTCCAATGGAAGTTCCAGTTGTTCGGAGGTCTGATAGTTGTCCTCTAAGGTTAGCTCCATCTGTTGACTCTCTTCTTGTAGGCCACGGAATATCTCGTTTTCTAGTATCGTCAACCACGAACATAACTCTGGACGTAAATCCTCCTTCAATGACTGAGGGATTGATCGCAGTAACAAGCCAAGAAGGAGTTGACGCTGATAGGAAGTTGACGAAGACATCTTTCTGTATTATCTCCCCTGATTTAATTGTTCCGGGAATACGCCTGATAGATGGACAGTCGTATAAGTCTGTTAAAAGTCCCGGCATTGAAGACATGTAACCTTCTCTGCCAAGTGTTGTTACTAATTCCGATACCGCGAAAGAGACGGAAGCTCCCCCGCTGCTCCTGCTTTGTTCGTGAAGCAAGAGATCCAATGACTCGGGAGATGTTTTACCTGTAAGAAGTGGTCGTCTAATAGTCTCAACAACTCCAGCAATCGACGTAACTGCTGTCGATTTTCTTGTAGAGCCAGATTCAGCCGCCAAGATAATATACCAATTAAGATAAACTGGAATGTTAGGCCGATCCACATATACGCCTCTACCACAAGCATCTCCTATTGCCCAAACTGCACACCAAAAATCGTATGACTCTGCTGTTTCTACATAGGACATGTACTTCATGTACTGTCCTATGAATGAATCTTCATGCACTAACTTCTTGTAATTCATACTGACTTTTCCACTCGTTTATTGGGTGTCCTTTTAATGCTTCTGAAGGAGAGATAGGATCTCCGTATCCATCAACAAGCCGTCCCGAAGGAAGTTGAAATGCCATTCTACCATTGTTAGCCCTATACAATAATTTTGCTTTTCCTAACCTAGCCATTTCGTGTACTGATAAAATTTTGTTCGTAACATCGTGTGTAACAAGAGAATTTACTGCACCAGAAACAAACCACTCTAATACATGCCCCGGCATGTTAAACCATTCTCTCGAGTTTTCGTGGGAACAGTAATCATTAAATTTAAGGAGCGTTTTTACTCTTCCCTCTACTTGTCGAGCAGTATATGGATATAATTCGGAAGCAAAATAGGTTCTATATTCTCTCAAAGCTATCGGACTTGCTTGTTTTAAGGTGCTTATTCTTTTTCTAGCATCTTTTGCTACTCCAATCTTTGCTCGGTCCTTTATAATATTGTCGTCAATGGTTTCAAGAATATATAGTTCTTCTTCTTTTATATTTCTTGTAGCGTTGACCATCTATGTATCCCCTTCTCATCTGGTACTGATTCCTTAAAGTCAGTACCAATACTTACTTGATTACCTCTAATAGTAATAGGAGCTTCCGCGTGTTTCTTCATAAGTCGTTGGACAGTTTCTTTGTCAGTAGGTTTATGTATTGCGATGAGGGCATCGTGGATATTGAGTAGCATACGTGCGTCTTCGGGCCACTCTTCATCTTCGTGACAAAGATAAATAACACTACTGACTTTATCACCAATCGTTGATTGAGGTACAAATGCGATAACACTATCGAAACTATCCTCCGTTACTCTACCAAGGATGATAAATCTTCTTCCGAGAGGTGTATATAAGCAACGTTCTTCTCTAACAGTTGAAATTGTACGCTGCCATGCTTTGTTGATCTCAGGGAAAGCTCTATGATACGAGGCAAACGCTTCTTCTGCTTGACTAATTGGAATGCCACAGACAGTTGCGAGTTTGGGAGCTTGCATTCTATAATTAAGTCCGTGTACGCACCGCTTTCCAAGGTATCTAAGAGAACGTTTGCCATCGTCATCGTAGTCAGATTCTGGTATTTCATCGTATGGTAATCTGAATATCCTTGAAGCATTTCCTCGATGTACGTCGAAGCCTTCTTCAATTTCGGCCCTCTCGAAATTTTCGATGAGTCCTTCCACATTCCATAAATACGCGACAACTTTTGCCTCCGCTTGTCTAAGGTCAAAGTAAGATAACATATAACCTTCATCACATACGAACATTGGATAAGCAGTATGTGGTTGGTTTTGTAAGTTACCTCCACTTCCCCATAAGGTTCCACTTGAACTTAATCTTCCCGGTGCAGCTTGAACTCCGAACTGTTTATATTCACAACGAAACCTACCATCTGGGTCAGGTTTCTGGGTTGCATAAGTAGAGAAGAACTTATGATCTTCTTTATAACTATCAATTGCTTCAATGAACTTGATTTGTTCTTCACTTGTTCTCGGATGTTTCCTCATCCTGTCTCTGTTCTCCTTGTTGGTACTACTACCACGACCTACAAGATGTAGTTCGCCAAAGAAGAACTGTCCTAATTGTCTTGGAGAGTTGGGATTGAGGGATCGCCAATGTTCACCAGCTAACTTAGCTGCTTGTTCTTGTATATCTTTTAACTTCTCTTGGAGTTCTACATCTAATCTTTCTACGATAGATTCTTTAAGATCCATATCAAGTTTCACACCGCCGACTTGCATCTGGACAAGGTGGGGTTGTAGTCGCATGACATGAGAGAAGAAGAAGTCTTCCATGTTTTGCGATTGTAATTCTTGTAATAACTTTTCGTGAGCCGCCCAAGTAATGCAACAATCCTTAACATTATACTCCCAGAACTGATCGATGTTTCCACCTTCACGCCAAGACTTACCTTCATCTTTGTAGTAAGGATGGTCAGTGTATTGGGCAGTAAGGAATCCTAAGTTGTGCGGGAGTGATGGGTAAAGTGTATGGTGTGCAAGTAATGTATCAAACCAAACTTTTGGTGCATGTATTCTGTCCTTGTACCATAACCAACCACAGTCAAACGATCCGTTCTGTGCTACTAGTTTGGATCTTTTATCAGATAGTAACTGTCCGATTCTTCTACGGAGCAGTCTCTCTTCATCAAGACTATATCGGTTTGCTTTAGCAGATCTAAAATTGATAGATATACCCTCTCTTGAGTTGTTGGCAAATCCGATGCAAGCTGTCTCTCCTGACATGATCTCAATGTCAAATGCAATTGGGTGTTCACTTTCACCAAGTCTATCGAGATATTCGATAGCTTCTCCGTAAGATGGGTTAATTGTTGCTCTAATGTCATGTCGTTTAAATCGTCCATCCATAACTCTCCTGAGTTTAGCAACATCAAACTTATAGAACGGCTCCATTTGTATGTTGCGGAGTACATGAGCAGGGTTGTTAGTTATAATTGCTTTTACTTGTCGCCTACTCTTTCCTATAGCTACATCATAGACTGAGCCACGCCAGTTAGTTATGCCTGACTCACCTAGTAATGCGTGTAATGCCATGTTACCTAGTACTAATATGTACTTAATGTTGGGAAGTTGTTCTAACTCCCATTCAAGTAGCCCTTCCCAATGCTCTATCTCTACCCGCTTAACTGGATTGCGGGCTTCAGTCTTAGTAGATAATGATACTTGTCTTTTAACTACATTAGTTACGTAACAATCTTTACGAGATATATCTAATGGTTGTAGTACATCCCACAGTAACTTGCCGCTACCGCCTACGAGTGGCATCTTCATCATAGCTTCACGTTCACCGGGGGCTTCCCCGATGATAACTATCTCACTATCTAATTTACCAGAACCTAAACAATCAACAGTCAACTGACAGGCTTTAGCTCTCTTAGTAAACTCTTGCATAAGCCATGCTTCAGTTACTTCAGGCATTATTATTCTCCTGTATCTTCTTGCCTAGACGAGCATAACCTTCGATGTCATCCCAATGATCAGGATTGTAAGATCCACAAAGTATGCGAGCTATTTTGTGTAGGATATTTAAAATAGCGAAGTGATGAGGTCTAAGTGATTCACTAGTAACAGCACCAGAATTAACGACGACATTTACAAAGTTTATTCCTATTTCAAATGTTTCAGCAGCAGGGCCATGAGTTTGTTCACGTTCATCTAACAACTCATCCACTTTATCTGTCATTTATCTCCCTCCTTATAGAGACTACGGGATAAAGACTTTTGATCTGTGATGATATGCACATGCTCTTTAGCTCTAGTAACTGCTGTATATAAGTTCTTTCTATTCAACAGCCATGAACGAGATGAGTTCATAATATAACAGACACGGTTATACTCACTCCCTTGAGCCTTATGAGTTGTAATTACATAAGCTAGATCCAAGTCTTTTTGAGGGTTCATATAATACATTCCCCCTCTACCCTCCATCTCCAACGAAACAGGAATGTCTAGTTCTCTATCGCCAAGGTCTACTGTGATACTAGCATCAGCGTTTAGGGACTTGATCACTCCTGTCTCTCCGTTGAAAACTTCTAAGGGGTAGTTGTTGCTGGTATAGATAATCTTATCGCCTTCATACATTCTTATGTAATCTTGGTCATTCCACTTATGACGCTCAACTTCTGTATAAGGTTTACTAGTTGGATGTAATAAGTTCTGGATGCATCCATTCAAGGCTTCAGTCCCGACCCAACCAACTTTAGTAGGAGTTATCATTTGGTTTTCAATAATTCCATAGTCGATTTCATTTGCTAAACAGTCTTGAACAAATCCTTGGACTGTTTCAACTGGTTCACTAGTCATTTGTATACTGAAGTCAGGCTTACGAATTGGCATACCACCAAGAACAATCCTGTTAGCATTAGCAATGATGTTACTGTCTTCTTTTTGTCGGTGAATGTTTGTAAGTCTGATCCCGTCATACTTACTAAGCATCTTTAAGAAAGATGAAGGCTCTGCTTGTATTCTTTTGGAGGTTTCTATTGGTTGGAGTTGGTTAGCATCACCAAACATTCTTATTATTCCACCGTGAGGCAATGCATCTATTAGATTACGGTGTAACTCCACGTTGACCATTGCATATTCATCAACTAGCACCGTATCGTAATCGATTGGGTTTTGTCGATCACGTTTTGGATCGGTAGAGATAAGCGTTTTTCCAGTTTTCTCATCTCTTTCTCCCGGATGGGGGTATTCAAGTAACCTATGAATCGTCCTAGCCGGGATACCTGTTGCTTCCTGTATTCGTTTAGCTGCCTTTCCAGTAGGAGCGCACAAAACAACCTTGTGTCCTCTTGCTTTAAGCGTCTTATAGACATTTTCAAGTATCGTTGTTTTTCCAGTGCCAGCAGCACCCGTAATCGGAACGATTCTACGGCTAATATCACAGCAAGCACCGATAGCTTTAGCCTGTGTCTCATCAAATTTAAGTCCATTGTTCATTAGTACCCTCAACGGTCTGAGCCGTTGAGTTATTAAGTCTATGCTCTTTTAATTGTTGAGCGACTTGAACAGAACACCAACGGCCAAAGTTAGCTATTGAGATCCCTAGTTCCGCTGCTTCTTCTGCTAACATATCATATTCAGCATTAGTACAACGGATTCTAAGGTTCCCGCCTCTTTTACCAGTGGAATTGGGACCGAATCCTTTAGGAATTATGCTCGGAGTAGGTATCGATATCTTGTAAGGGGGATCGTATGACATCATCAAGTTCTTTCTTACGTTTTGCATGGGAGAATGAGATTACATTTGTGTGATCGTGACATTTGTTTTCTGTATCTTTTTTACTACCACAATAGATGCAGTAATTAGTTCTCCAATCGAACTTGTGATTGCACATAGCACACATTCCTTTGTGTGTCAATAGAAAGGTGAGGAAGAAGCCTGAGATCTCATTTAACGGTCACAGCAGCTTCTCCCTCTATCTCTCTACCTAGGAGGTTCAGACTAGTCGAGAGATATCTTTTTATAGATCGCGTTCTTGTATTGACCGCTTTCCATAATATCTAGGACGTTTTCAGCACTCTTATATCCACCAATAACTTTAACATTGTCCTTGGAGATTTGCATAGGACTGCCTGTTTCGTCCATGACTTG